TCCCTAAGCCTGTCATTACAGATTGGAGCAGCCTAACACCAGAAGACTATGCCCACCGTTGTGACGAAGACGTTAAGATCAACACTAGACTTTGGCGTGACTTGGACCTTAAGCTAAACCGTTTGTATCCTGACTTAGAAGACAAAGACCGTTTTATAGACTATCTTACTTTCAAGATGGACTGTGCCAGAGAGCAAGAAGCCCTGCGGTGGAAATTAGATGTTCCTATGGCACAGAAGGCACACGACGAGATTATGGTGCTGAAAGAAGAAAAGGTAGAGCAACTGTCTCATGCTATGCCTAAGCGTATTCTTACTCGTGTAGTTACGCAACCAAAGAATATGTATCGTAAGAACCACTCCTTGTCTGCTCATGGGGAGAAGTGGGAAGAACTCTGCAAGGAATACAAACAACCTGTTACCACACAGTCTTTTGTCGTCAAGACAGGGGAAGAACTTGGTAACCCTAACTCTAACGACCAAGTAAAAGATTGGCTATATTCTCTAGGTTGGCAACCGATTACCTTCAAGTTTGTGCGAGACAAAGAAACTGGTGACGAAAGGATGATTGCACAAATCCGTAATGAAAGTGACCTCTGTGAGAGTGTTAAGGACTTGGCAGAAGTTGATCCTGCTGTCGATCTTCTTGATGGTCTGACTGTCCTAACCCATCGTGCTGGCATCCTAAAGTCTTTCTTGGAATGTCATGTTGATGGATACCTCAAAGCTGAGATTGCTGGCCTGACTAACACCCTGCGGTTCAAACATTCTAAGCCCCTTGTAAACCTTCCTAGCGTTGACAAGCCTTATGGTGACATCATCAGGGGTTGCCTTACCTGCCCAGAGGGATACATACTTGCTGGTGCTGATATGGTTAGCCTAGAGGATACCACCAAACGACACTATATGCAGCCTCTAGACCCTGACTATGTAGAAGATATGTCTCGTGAAGGTTTCGACCCACACTTGGATTTGGCTAAGTTTGCTGGAACTGTTACTCAAGACGACATTGATGCTTACAATCGTGGAGAACGACCAGACCTTAAGAAAGTCCGTAAGTCCTACAAGGTTGTGAACTACAGTGCTACCTATGGCATTGGGGCCGCTAAACTAGCCCGTGGGACAGGCCTAAGTGTTAAAGAGGCTAAGGCACTACTAGAAGCGTTTTGGTCTCGTAACTGGGCTATTAAGCAGGTCTCTGAGGGTGTACGTACAAGAGAGTTGTTTGGGTCTATGTGGCTACAGAACCCTGTCTCTAAGTTCTGGTATAGCCTACGTTCTGATAAAGACCGTTTCTCTACTCTGAACCAAGGCACAGGCGTCTTCTGCTTTGATACTTGGGTTGCTCTGTGTCGTAAGAATGGCATAAACACTGTTGGTCAATTCCATGATGAAATCATTGCTCTTGTAGAGTTAGGCAAAGAGAAACAAGTGGAACGACTAATGCACTGGGCAGCAACTAAACTTAACGAGAAGGTCCAACTTAACGTACCTCTTGGGGCTGATGTTCAGTTCGGAAATACCTACGCAAGTATCCACTGAGTCTTTTGTGCAACAGGTTCTACCTAATGCACGAGACTTAGAGTTTTCTACAACATTTTGTGTCTAAGATTGCTGAAAAAGGTCTTATATACTATTACATAGCCGAGAAAGGAAATCTAATGGCTCGTTATACAATGGAAATGATTTTGGAATATGCACGGGTATTCCCAGAGAATGCGGACATGGGTGACCCTAACGGGAACAAACTTCAGAAAGACCTAGCCAAGAAGGGTGGTCAGTATATTACCAATGCTTACTTCACTGACTACGACCAGATTGAGAAGCTGACTGCGTTTGGTCTTAACTTGGAGCCTATGGGTAACAAACGCATCATTGACGGAAACCAAGACTTTGGTGTTGGTAAGTTTATGAAGATGAAGCGCGATATGAAAGATAACATCAAGTCCTTTGAGAATAAGAAGGGAACCACAGAAGTAAACTATGGTGGTCCAGTTGGTGTAGTTGACTTGCGTGACCCTGAGAACAAGCGTTGGTGGTCCTTTGAGGATGATGGCGCTTTGGGTAATGGGACTAAGGCTATGGTTCAGTTTGATGTCTACAGTGATGGTGCTGGTATCCGTTTGGTAAACGTAGGTATCCTAGAGCATGTTCCTTATCAGGCTGGAACTCAGAATAACGCTAACAACGAATTGTTTAAGGTAGCATAAAATGAAAATGACTATTATCTTTGAACTTAATGAAGAAGAAGATGGTGTTGCTGGCGAGTTGATCTATACAAAAAGCGGTATTGACGACTTGCACTCACTTGCTCATGGCTATGCTTTTGCAACTCGTGGCGTTGGCTATACTTATGTAGAGAATGTTGGGTTTGAAAAAGAAGATGGTACAGTAACATTTGGTTAAGGAAACAGAATGAGTAGTAAAGGTAAAGTCTTGATCGATGGAGACATCATCGCATATAGGGCTGCTTTTTCCACTCAAGATGATTCCCCAGATGATGCAGTAAAAAAGACGGAAGAGTTGATTACTTACATTATTAGTGAGTGTATTGACCTTCCGTTTCCATCATCAAGTGACTTTCAAGTTTACCTAACAGGTAGTGGAAACTTTCGGTATGACATTGCTAAGTCTCACGACTATAAAGGGAATAGGAAGCATACTGAGAAACCACAATATCTAGGTATTACAAGAGGTTATCTTACCGATAGTTATGGCGCTATTACAAGTTCTGGAGAAGAAGCTGACGACCTAATCTCAAAAGCTGCTGCTGCACTTAACTATAATTGTGTCGTTGCCTCTATTGATAAGGACATGCTTCAAATCCCTTGTTGGCACTATAACTTTGGTAAGGGGGAGTGGAGTAAGGTAGAGCCGTTTCAAGGGACTAAGTTCTTCTATACTCAAATCTTGACTGGAGACAGGGCAGACAACATCGTAGGTATCCACGGCATTGGTCCAGTCAAAGCTGATAAGCTATTAGCTAGTTGTAACACAGAAGAAAGCCTATGGGATGCTGTAGTTAAAGCCTATGATGGCAACACAGAGAGAGTTATTGAGAATGCGAGATTACTATGGCTAAGGCGTTACGACGATCAACTGTGGGAACCTCCAAAGCTATAAAGAACGGTTACAGATCAGGACTTGAGGATAAGATTGCTGATCAACTCAAGTCTCTGTCTGTGCCAGTCAAGTATGAAGAACGTAAAATTACATACTCTGTTCCAGAAAGCCTTCATACTTACACACCTGACTTTGAACTTCCTAACGGTATTATTATTGAGTCTAAAGGTAGGTTTGTTGCTGCTGATCGAAAGAAACACTTACTAGTTAAACAGCAGAGACCAACACTTGATATTCGTTTTGTATTTTCTAACTCCAAAGCAAAGATAAACAAAGGCTCAAAGACTTCTTATGCTGATTGGTGCGACAAGTTTGGGTTTCAGTATTCTGATAAACTAATTCCAGAAGGGTGGATAAATGAGTAAAACAGTAGTAGTCTTTAGCTGTGGGCATACAGACCCATCAGTAAGTAATGAACGATTTAGTTGGCTAGGTGAGTTTCTATACGACCTTAAACCAGATTATGTCGTTGACTTGGGTGATGGCGCTGATATGCGGTCGTTAAATACATACGACACTCGTTACCCACAAGCTATCGTATCTCAATCCTATCAAGCTGACGTTGAACACTACAACGATGCTATGGAGCGTATGCGGTGGAAGTTTCGACACAATAAACGTAAAAGTCCATTCTACATTGGCTTTGAAGGAAACCATGAGAACCGTATCAAGAAGGCTATCTCAGTTGATCCACGACTAGAGGGTGACAAGTATGGCATCTCGTTCAGTCATTTGCAAACTGACCATTGGTTTGATGAATACCATGAGTATCACAACTCAGCACCATCTATTGCTGATTACGATGGTGTCTCTTACGCCCACTACTTTAGTTCTGGGAACTATGGAACTGCCACCTCTGGGATGCACCACGCCTATAGTGTAATCTCTAACCGTAACCACAGTTCTACTTGTGGACACAGCCATAAGCGTAGTCTATACTTCAAGGACTCTTCTCACCCTCGACCTATCATTGGCCTTGTGGCAGGTTGTTTTAAAGGCGCAGAAGAGACTTGGGCGGGTCAAGCC